AAGTTATTGATCGTGGTTATAGAAATTTATATTATTCTCCTAAAATGGATATTGGATTAGGTAATGTTGAACAATATCTTACTAAATTTGAAAATGGTCAAAGTATGGTTCCCGGATTTACTACATCAGTAAAGACAAGACCACTTGTTATCTCAAAGATGGTGTCGTATATTCACGAGAAGGCATGTGTTATACAATCTAAACGTACACTTGAGGAATTAAGAACGTTTATTTGGAAAAATGGTAAGGCTCAAGCTATTGATGGATATAATGATGATTTAGTAATGGCTTGGGGTATAGGAATGTTTTTAAGAGATACTGCTTTAACATTTAGGCAACAAGGCCTTGATATGGCTCGCGCTTCTATTAATAGTATTTATAGAACGGGAAATAAAAGTAATACCCCTATATATTCTCCTAATAATAGCCATGTTCCTAACCCATATCAGATAGATTTACCTCACGAACAAAAAGAAAATATAGATTGGTTGCTAGGTTAATAAATATTTATATAATATAATAAAAATATGGCTGAAACTTCATTATTTGGTAGACTTAAAAAACTTTTTTCTACAGATGTTGTAATTCGCAACGTAGGTGGTAAAGAACTTAAAGTAATGGATACTGATGGTATTCAAAGATTAGGGGTTATTCAAACAAATTCCCTATATGATCGTTATTCTCGTTTATATACTACATCAGGTAATCTAAATTATAATCTTTCTCAACAACTTAATTATCCTACTACACGTATTCAATTATTTGCTGATTATGAGGCAATGGATACAGATGCTATTTGTGCTTCTGCTCTTGATATTGTAGCGGATGAATGTACTTTACGTAATGAACAAGGTGAAGTATTACAAATTAGAAGCAGTGATGAAACAATTCAAAAAATTCTGTATAATTTATTTTATGATGTATTAAATATTGAATTTAATTTATGGGCTTGGTCTCGTAATATGTGTAAATATGGTGATTTTTACCTTAAATTAGAAATTAGTGAAAAATTTGGTGTATATGGAGTAATACCTTTTTCATCATATAATATTTTAAGGGAAGAAGGATATGATATACATAAACCACAATCAGTACGTTTTAAATACGATCCATCAACAACTGCTACTTCACCTTTAGGATATGTGTTATCAACTCCATTAGTAGATAAAGAAGGAAAAGGTGTTTATTTTGATAATTATGAAATGGCTCACTTTAGATTATTAAGTGATTTTAACTATTTACCTTATGGTAGAAGCTATTTAGAACCAGGACGTAAATTATATAAGCAATTAGTATTAATGGAAGATGCGATGTTAATTCATCGTATTGTTCGTGCCCCAGAAAAAAGAGTATTCTATGTTAACGTTGGTAATATTCCACCTAATGAGGTAGAAGGTTACATGCAAAAAATGATTAACAAAATGAAAAAAGCGCCAGTTGTAGATCCTCAAACTGGTCAATATAATTTAAGATATAATATGCAAAACGTGCTTGAGGATTTCTATATCCCGGTTCGTGGTGGTGATACAACAACTAAAATTGATACTACAAAAGGTTTAGAATATGCTGCTATTGAAGACGTAACATACTTACGTGATAAACTTTTTTCCGCTTTAAAAATACCTAAAGCGTATTTAGGATATGAAGGTGAATTAAGTGGTAAAGCCACACTAGCAGCGGAAGATATTCGTTTTGCACGCACTATTGAGCGTATTCAAAAAATATTAATTAGTGAATTAACTAAAATAGCATTAGTACACTTATATGCCCAAGGATATACTAATGAACAATTAACAAATTTTGAATTATCATTAACTACTCCATCTATTATATATGATCAAGAACGTGTTGAATTATTAAAATCAAAAGTTGAACTAGCTGGTTCAATTATGGATAATAATTTAATGCCTACTGATTGGATTTATCATAATATTTTACATTTATCAGAAGATCAAGTATCTGAAATTAGAGATTTATTAGCCGAAGATAAAAAGCGTGAATTTAGATATGAACAAATCAAAGCAGAAGGTAATGATCCTGAACAATCAGGTCAAGCTTATGGTACACCTCACCAATTAGCATCATTGTATGGTAAAGGTAGACAATCAACCAGAACTGACGTACCTAAAGGGTATAGTGAAACTGATTCTGACTACCCAGAACAACCCATACCTGGACGTCCTGAAAAAGGCGTAGATCATTACGGACAAGATAGTAATTTTGGGCGTGATAGGTTAGGGGTACAAGATCTTAAGGGTAAGGGTAAAGATGGTGACGGAATGGGCGCGTATAATACTAAAACACGCGCAAATGTTAATACAAGTATGAAACTTGAAACGCTAAACACACAAGCAATTTATTTACAAAATAAAGCTATATTTGATGATTTAAAAGGGATACGAAAAATTAATCTTTTTGAACAAAGTAATTTGTTAGATGAAGATAACATCCGCGAGGAAATCAAATAGAATAAATATTTATAATTAGTAGTATTCTACATTATGAAAGTCAAACATAGCAAATTTAAAAATACCGGCATACTATTTGAATTATTAGTACGCCAAATCACAGCCGATTCAATAACTAATCAGAATTCTAAGGCATTAGGATTAATTAAGAAATTTTTTATGAATTCTGAAATGGCTAAAGAAAATAAACTTTACCAATCTTTAGTTAATTCTGAACAACTAAATGAGCAAAAAGCTAATATTGTTATTTCAACAATTTTAGAATTATCATCAAAAATTGATAGAGTTAAGCTAAATAAAGAAAAATTTAATTTAATTAAAGAAATCAAATTATCATATGATTTTCAAGATTTTTTTAAGGCAAAAATTAATAATTATAAGACATTAGCTTCAATCTACGTATTATTTGAATCTTATACTGATAAGAAATTCAAAAATCCTGAAACTATTATTTCAAGTAAAATTAATATCCTAGAGCATTTAACTAAAAGTAAATCCTCAGCTAATTTATCACCCATTGTTGAAGAGTTCTTACAACAAGATAAAGCTAATCGTGTATTAGTTCAAAAGGTAATGCTTGAAAAATTCAATAAAAAATTCGCTAAATTAACTGATGAACAAAAAGAAGTATTACGCGAATATATTCAAAGCGTATCTGATTCAACTAAATTAAAATCTTTTTTAGATGAAAAATTTAAGCAAGTTAGATTAGATTTACTTGAATTACAAAAAACAATTGACGAACCTGTAACTAAAATTAAGGTTCAAGAAGTTATAACACTAATTCATCCAATCTTGGTATCAAAGAAAATTAAAGATGAACAAGTATCAGCTTTACTTCAATACCAAGAATTAGTTAACGAGCTTAAGAAAGTCAATAATGCCTAAGATTAAATTAGTTAAGAAAAAAACAAATGAGATGTCCGGAACCGGGGGTTCCGCATCTGCTACTCCGGGCACAGGTGCTCAATATGCTGCTCCTAAGGCATTTCCTAGAGTTGCTTCTGATTATAATAAAACATTTGGAACACATTTTGCTCCATCTATTCCTAATCGTCCTTCAAAAGCTATTACTTATAAAGAATTATGGGAACAAGAAATAACAACAGTAAGTGATATAATAGCTACTTCTGCTTTAGATGCAAGTAAAAGATTAACAATACCTAAAGGATCTACAGTACAAGTAGTAAAGAAAAGATTAGAAAATGAACCTACTGTCACTCAATTAAAATATAATGGTCAATTAGTTAATGTAAATGCTGGACCTTTTATTAATCAATATCTTTTTAAAGAAACATCCAAACCAGAAGTTAAAGAAGGTGAATTAAAATTAGGTGTGAAGTATGACTATAAAGGAAATAGTGGATTCATATCTACAGGAGGATCTAATGATCCTAGAGATTGGAAGTTTTTAAGTGGTAAAAAACCAGATCAATATCCTTATTTAGCTGTTAAAGCAGATTTAGTTCCCTCTGAAAAACAACCTGGAAAATATGATGGGGCTTTTGATATGGGTTTAGGTAAAGGACATCATATAGATGAAGCAGGTAATGAATATGATTCTTTAGCAGGTATTTTAAAACAATTAGGTGCTGAAGATGATGCTGTTAAAGTGCTTATTAAAGCAGTTGAAATGGGTGCTTTAAAACCATCTGATACTGTTACTATTATAAAAAAATCATTAGGTAAAATAGAGGATACAGATATTGATGAATCATTAATAAACGAAGCTATTGAAATACCAACTTGGTTAGCAGGTAAATTAGAAGATGTTCATACTAAACCAGGACAAGGTTCAATATTTGCTAAATCCGTTGCTGATGTATTAAAAATAGCACAAAATGCTTTAGATAAAGAACAAAACATTGATAAAATCGCTAATAGTACAGGCACATTAACTATTAAATCTCCAGGTATTGGATATAATTTAGTACTACCTATTGAAAAAGCAAAAGCATTACCAGGGGCTAAAGAAAGTGAAGTAGAAAAAGTTGAAGGTCCTAATAAAATAAAAGTACCTGCTATTACTACTAATGCTCCATTAACCCAATTTAAAACAGATGAATTAACAGTTATTGTTCGTCCTAAAAAAGATGATAAAGGTACTGTAATTCCTAATGAATATATTGTATTATCTGCTTTTCCTGGTGACCCAACAATTCCTAGAGCATCAGAGTGGGGTGGAAAATATGCTGTAGTTATTCCTAGTGGAAAAGACATTAAAGAAATTGTTAATGAAGTATTAACTAAACTCAAAGCACAAGACAATCCCCTTATTAAAGAAGCTTATTATACTGAATTTAAAAAAATGACTCAAGTAAGAACTCCTGGTGAGCAATTACACAGAGCAATCAGAGAAATTAGACGTAAAATCGACGAAATAAATAAGTTGGTTAGCTATACTGAAAAGATGAAAACTGAAATGAAATCTGATGTTAATGAAGTTCGTTATTTAAATAGAACCAAAGAAGCATTAGCTAAAATTTCAGCTCGTATTCAAGAAACAAATAATAAAATTAAACATTTAGTTCAATAATAAATAAATAATAAAAAATGAAACAACAGATTAACGAAGTAAAAAGAATGCAGCAATTAGCTGGCATTATTAATGAATCACAATTGAATGAAGCTCGTAAACCAGATCTTATTATACCAGCTAATGATTCTGATGATGTAGATGGAGAAGCAGAATACTTTGAAAGTGTACTTAGTGATAATAATATAACTGCTAAATGTAAGGCTGGTATAGCAGATGAAGGAGCAGTTGTAGAAATATATCTTACAGATAAATTAGATCTAAAAAAGGCTAAAAAAGCTATAGAAAATGATGGATATGAAGTTAGATTTAATGATTAAACATTTAGTTCAATAATGGCAAGGGCAAAATCAGCAGGCAACAGCCAAAAAACAACATTTGGCAAACGTAGAACAGGTAGTGCTAAAAAATCATATAACAAACACACTCCTCGTCCAAAAGCATATCGCGGACAAGGTAGAAGCTAATATTTATATATATGACAACAAAAGAATTATATAGAAAACACAAAGCTGGTGAAGTAAGTAACCAGAAATTTTTATACGAAGTAAGACGTGATTCAAATTTACCTTGGATTAATAATTTAACTTCATATGAAGATGCTGTTAAAATCCTTAAAAATAAGAGTATAATCAATGAAGCCGACGAGAAAAAATATGGCGATGTTGAGGTAATATCTAAGACTATTGATATGGTTAACCCATATGAATATTCTAAGGGTATGAATTATGAATTAGATATGGCTGATAATCCTGTTAGACAAGATTTAACACAAGATGAAGTACTAGCTGCTCAAAAAATAGTATTAAAAAATATTACTAAAGATTCTAATTATTATACTAAATTATATGCTGGTTTAAAACCAACTACTGAAATTGAAGGATATAAAGAAATTGATATCGCTGGAAAAAACCTAGAAAAAGGTATTAAAGCCGATATGAATGGTAGAAAAGCAGATGGTTATATTAAGAAAGAATTAAAAAAAGACGCTAAAGCAAACGTTAAAGATAATTTAGGTGACTCAGAAAAAGCACCTAAAAAACCAAAAGGTGTTGAAGAATTTAAAGATAAAGGTGTAACTGGTTCATTCAAAACCATTAAAGAAGGTATTGAAGAAATTATCAGAGAAAAGTTAGCTAAAAAAAAAGCAGACGAAGCTAAAATAGAAGAAGCACAGATAAAAGTAGGTGATATTGTTATTCCTAATAAAGGAGAACATAAAGGACAAAAACATAAAGTTATCCATGTATTTGATGATGGCTCAATGAATATCCAACCTGTTGGGTTAAAAGCAAAAAATATTAAATATCGTCAAGGTGCTGTTAAAGCAAAACCTGAAGATATAGAACTTGCTGATAATTATAATACTGGTTTCCGTCCAGGTGTTGATTTAGGTACTTCATTTGAAAAATTTAAATCTTCATTAAAAGAAAAATTAAAAGCAGATATTAAAGAGAAAAAAAATAAATCTTTAGAAGAAGGTGCTTTAGACGATCAAATTGCTGCCGCTGAAAAAACTGTAGCTCAAAAGAAAAAAGAATTAGCAGATGCTGAAAAAAAAGTAGCTGATATTAAAGCTAAAGAAGCATCAGCTGAAGCTCAAGGATAACAACATGGCTAAACAATTACTTATAGAATATATTGCTTTTAAACCCTCTCCTCAAGTATTGAGTGAGGCGGTTAAGCGTCCTTCTAAAAATTTAGTTGTAGAAGGTTTAGTACAACGTGCTGAAGCAAAAAACCAAAATGGTCGTGTTTATCCAAAACAAGTTTTGCTTCGCGAAGTAGACAAATACATTAAAGGACCTGTTGCTGAAAATAGAGCATTAGGTGAGTTAGACCACCCTGAATCATCAGTTATTAACTTAAAAAATGCCTGTCATAATATCTTAGATTTATGGTGGGATGGGGATGACTTAATGGGTAAAATTGAAGTATTACCAACTCCTTCAGGTAATATTTTGAAATCATTATTCCTAAACAACATTACAGTTGGTATTTCTTCTCGTGGTATGGGTTCAGTACAGCCATTAGGAGAAGGTACAGTTGAAGTACAAGATGACTTTGAACTATTATGTTGGGATTTCGTTTCAACACCATCAACTTATGGTGCGTTTATGAAACCCATTGGATTAACTGAAGGACTAGTTAAAGAAAACAAAATAAATAAAATATATAGCAAATACGAAACAACAAATTCATTATTATATGATATTGTTTGTACTCAAACAGGTATTTGCTGCTTAAAATAACAACTATGGCAAAGTATAAATTATCAAGCTTCCTTTCTGAAGCCCCAATTAAAACAGATATTGGAACTGTGGATACAAAATATTTCCCACAACAATTATCTAAAGTAGATTCTTTGGCCGCTAAAAATGCAGTAAAAGGAGGAAAAAAAGATGGTAGTGATGATGATGATTCTGCTATCGCTTCTAAAATTAAAACAGGATTTTCAACTCCTGTTAGTAAATTATTCCCAGCTCAAACTGAAGTTATTCCTGAAAAAGCAGTTGGTATTGCTTTAGGAATGTTAAATTCAGGTAAAGTTGGTGGTAACTTAGGTGCTATTGTTTCTGGTGATAATCATATTATGGATGGTCACCACAGATGGGCAGCCACAACATTAGTTGATCCTAATGCTTCAGTAGAAGGTATTAAGATTGATATTCCTGGTGATGCATTAGTAGGTATTTTGAATGTTTATACTAAAGGTGCTTTAGGCAGAACACAAGGTAACCCAGGTAAAGGTAATGTAAATGCATTTACACCTGAAAAAATTAAATCTGTATTAGACGATTTAATTGAAAAAGGAACTAAAATTGGTTCAGTAGGTGATGATGGTTCATATAGTGAAAAACAAGTTGATGGTGAAGAAGTAAAGAAGATATTAGGTAAAATGAAAGGCGCTAATGGCGATCCTGAAAAAGGTAAACAATTAATGGCTGCTAACGCTGCTAAATTAAATAAAAAAATACCTGATTGGGCTCCTCCACGTGTTGATATGCCAGTTATTAATTCAGATGAATTAAGTGGTTTAATCAGCAAATTAAAAAGTGGTGAATTTGATATTGTCCAACCTTATAGCTCACAATTAGTTACTGCTCAAGCAGCTGGAACTGATAGAATTGCTTTGAAACCTAAAGAAGAACCAGTAGCAGAAGGATTAAATTTTATACACATGATGCAAGTAAGAGCAGGCATTATTAAGTAATTAATTGGTTGCCTCTTATATATAGACCTAGCCCCGTAAGGCTAGGTCATTTTTTTATGTGCCCTGTGCGGTTTCCACACTCTGTATATATTTATGAACATCAAGATAGATTATCTCTAATATAATCTCCCTCTCAAATTAAATTCTTATATTACCTCTTTAATAGGTAATCAAAAAACAAGTCAAATTTTTATGACAAACAAACAATTTTTTCAAGAAGCTCTTCTTGAAGCTAAAGCTATCCGTGAGACAGCACTAGTAGCAGCTAAAGAAGCATTGGAAGAAGCGTTCACTCCTAAAATTAAGTCTATGATCGATGCTAAATTATCTTTAATGGAAGATGATGCAAGCGACGATAATGAAATGACTGAAAAAAAGGATGTTGATGAAGCTAAAGCCAAAGCTGAAGAAGCTAAAAAAGTAGAAGAGAAAAAAGACATGGATGAAGCTAAAGACATGGACGAAGCAAAAGCTGATGAAGCCAAAAAAGCCATGGATGAAGCTGACAAAAAAGAAGAAGGTTATGGTATGGATGAAGCCTCTGAGTTAGACGAAATGGAATTAGACGAAATTTTAGCTGAACTTGAAAAAGAAGATGCTAAAGAAGGTGTTGATCCAGGTGGTTTACCAGTTAATCCATTAAACGTTGAAGCTAAAAAAGTTGACGAAAAGAAAGACGTTGACGAAGCTAAAAAAGACGTTAAAGAAGGCGAAGCCGCTTATGAGTACGAAAAAGGAAAGAAAGCTGGCGAAGCTATGAAAGAAGGAGAAGAGGATGAGGAAGTAACTGAATTAACAGTTGACGAACTTAAAGATCTTATCCGTGACGTTTTAGCTGATGTTTTAGGTAGCGATGATGATGATGATGATGATGAAGACGAAGTTGGTAGTGAAGAAGAAGTAACTGCTGACGAAGAAGAAGTTTCTGATGAAATGGAATTAGAGTCTATCTTACGCGAACTTGACAAAAAAGAAGAAGGCAAGAAGCAAGAAGAAGCTAAGGCTAAAGCTGATGAAGCTAAAAAAGTTAACGAGAAAAAAGTTGAAGAAAAGAAAATGGAAGAAAAGAAAGACGTAGAAGAAGCTAAAAAAGAAGTTGAAGAAGCTAAAAAAGAAGTTGAAGAAGCCGTTAAGGTTATTAAGGCTTTGAAAAACGAGCTTAACGAAGTAAACTTATTAAATGCTAAATTATTATACGTTAATAAAATCTTTAAATCTAAATCTTTAACTGAATCTCAAAAAGTAAAGGTAATTAATGCCTTTGACAGAGCTGAATCTGTAAAAGAAGTTAAAAACACTTACGAGACATTGAAAGAATCTTTCAATGGTGCCGCTTTAAAGAGCACAATTAAAGAATCAGTTGGTTTAGCTTCTAAGCCTGTAATCGGTGGTGCTGCAAAACAACCTATTGTAGCAGACGATTTTGTTGCTAGAATGCAAAAATTAGCTGGTATTAAGTAAAAAAAATAAATAATTAAAACCAAATTTTTAACAAATGTCAAACGTAATTAATCAATTACTTGAATCTGCAAACCCATGGCAGAGTATGCAATCAGACGCTCAGCGTCTTAGCAAAAAATGGGCTAAGTCAGGATTGTTAGAAGGTTTGAAGACAGAGGTTGATAAGAATAACATGTCTGTTATCTTAGAAAATCAAGCTAAGCAATTAGTTGTTGAGCAATCTCAAACTGGTCCTTCAACCGCAACTTTCACTGCCGGTACTGGTGCTCAGTACGCTGCCGTTGCTTTACCTTTAGTTCGTAAAGTATTCGGTCAAATCGCTGCTAAAGAATTTGTTTCTGTGCAGCCAATGTCTTTACCTGCTGGTTTAGTATTCTTCTTGGATTTCCAATATGGTACTAACGGCAAGATAAATTTCGTTAATGGTCAATCATTGTATGGTTCATCTTCAGCTAACTTCGGTAACGCTGCTTCAGGTGGTCTTTATGGTGCTGGTCGTTTCGGTTATTCAACTAACCAATTCTCATCTTCAGTTATCTCTCAATCGGTAACTGTTGGTTCAGCTTCATGGGCTGATACAAACTGGGACGGTGCTTATTCATCATCACTTAGTGCTGCTGGTAATGTAAATGGTTTAGTAAAAATCACTATTGCTACTTCATCTATCTCTACTGATTTGGATGTAAATGGTGTACGTGCTTTCTTTGCTACCAATACTGCTATCACTGCTAATGATATTCAACCCGCTTACACTAAGATGTCCACTGATGGTGGTTCTGTTATTTGGGTTGCTACTGGTCATCCAGGTGAAAACGTAACAGATTACACAGTTTTCTACAACAAGTTGACTAACTTCCAAACTGCTGGTGATTTTGAAGATGGTAACCCATACGCGGTTCCAAATGATATTTCATCTTCAGTAATTGCGATTCCTCAGATCAATGTTCAAATGAGAAGTGAAACTATTTCTGCTAAAACTAAAAAGTTAAAAGCACAATGGACACCTGAATTTGCTCAGGATTTGAATGCTTATCAGTCAATTGATGCTGAAGCTGAATTAACTTCTATGTTATCAGAGTATATCTCTTTAGAGATTGACTTAGAAATCTTAGATATGTTAATTGCAAATGTTCCTACTAGTAACACTGAATTCTGGTCAGCTAAAGTTGGTGCTCAAATTGTCCAACCTGGTACTGCATTCGCTAACTACTCAGAAGGTAACACTGCTGGTTTATTCTACACTCAAATGAGCTGGTTCCAAACTATTGGCATTAAAATGCAAAAAGTTTCCAATAACATCCATCAGCGTACTTTACGTGGTGGTGCTAATTTCTTAGTTTGCTCTCCTGCTGTAGCAACTATCCTTGAGTCAATTCCTGGATTTGCTGCTGATACAGACGGTGCTGCCGACAGAATGGAATATGCATTTGGTGTTCAAAAAGTAGGCCAATTAAACAGTCGCTATAAGGTATATAAAAATCCTTATATGTTAGAAAACCAAATCCTAATGGGATTCAAAGGTTCTCAATTCCTTGAGACTGGTGCTGTTTATGCTCCTTACATTCCGTTAATCATGACTCCTCTAGTTTACGATCCAGAAACCTTTACTCCAAGAAAAGGTATTATGACTCGTTATGCTAAGAAAATGGTACGTCCTGAATTCTACGGTAAGGTAATTGTTAACGATCTTAACATTATCTAATCCTTAGGATAGAGTCATTAAAATAAAAGGCCCGGCTTTATAGCCGGGCTTTTTTATCTATATGGATATACTAAATTGTATTAGTTTGTTCTTATTCAATATGTATATGTGATATCAATCGCGCGACGGTTATAAATTAACTTTAAAAACCGTTTAAAAATGGAGCAAGTATTAAGCATTGTAACATCACTTGTATTTTGGGGTGGTGTGTTAGTAGGATGGGTAGCATCCCCTTTTATTAACAAATTGGTTGCTAAATTTAAAAAGTAAACAAATAAAAAAGAGCCCCTATCTAGGGGCTTTTTTGATTAAATATTTATATAAAACGTTATAAATGAGTTCAAGTGGTACTAGTGGATTTATTCCAAAACGCAAACTAAAAAATCCTATTAAATTTCAAGTTTCTTTAAATGAAGAACAAAAACAAGCTAAATCAATAATTTTAGAAAATAAAATTACTATTTTAAAAGGACAAGCCGGTAGTGGTAAAAGTATGGTTGCTGCCCAAGCAGCTTTAGATTTACTTTTTAAACATGAAATAGAAAAAGTAATATTAACTCGCCCTGCGGTAACATCAGGCGAGGAAATAGGCCATTTGCCTGGCGATAAAGATGCTAAATTAGCCCCTTATACAGCTGCTATATACGATAACATGTATCGTTTATATAATAAAGAAAAAATTGATAAAGAGATTTTAGAGGGACATATTGAGGTTATTCCTTTAGCATTTATGCGTGGACGTAACCTATCTAATTGTTGTGTTGTAGTAGATGAAGGACAAAATATTACTCATAGACAAATGGAATTAATTTTAGGTCGTATATGTGAAGGGTCTAAAATGATAATTTGTGGTGATTCAGCTCAAATTGATCTTAAAGATAAAAAAATGTCTGGTTTTAACTTTATATGTAACAATATGACTAATATCCCTGGATTTGCAGTTGTAACATTAAAAACTAATCATCGCGATCCGATTGTTGAGGGCATACTTAAAATATATACAGACCATAGAGACTGACAATATTTATTGATAAATCAGCAATTGATATGTCAGTAAATACAATTAAATATTCCACATCTTCATTAGATCATTCTACTTTGGTAGGTAGTGTGGCTTTCGGATGGGTTGGTTATGACTATGGACCATCTGAAGTTAGTGGATGGTATAATGGGGTTTTACCTCCCTCTGGTGGATATGTAATTTACGCCACATCAGCAAGCCAAATAGTTTCTGTTACTGTTGCTAACAATAGTGATGAATTAATTATTGTTGGTAAACAACTTACAGGACAAAATTTCACATCCTCTGTCCAAGCACAAACTTATTTAAATGCTAATGGGTATGCTGTAGCAACTCAAACCTATACTTCAGGATACACAAATACTGCTGCAATATATTATGACCCAGGTAATACATCATCGTATCCTGGAACGGGAACAGTATTAACAAATATTGGAACAGACGGTAACGTCTCAGGAACCACTGGTACATTAAGTGGTGTTGCATATGAAAGTGCAACGGCTCAAGGTGTCTTTAATTTCGATGGTGGTACTGATATAATTTCATTTAATAGTTATAATTTTGGAAATACAATTACAACAACGGCTTGGGTTTATCCAAGAAATGAATATAATATAAATACTTTGATGTCCAATTGCGGTGCCAACACTACAACAAACGGATTCAAAATGGCTTGGAATAATTGGAATACAACAAATCTTGCAATGACTTTTGAAGCGGGTAATGGTAGTACTGGTGGGGCACAATCAACGGCAATAAATACAATTACTGAAAATCAGTGGCAACATATTGCATATGTTTTTGATAAAACAAATAGAACTATTAAGTTTTACAA